CTCATTATCAATCACATAAATTTTATAAATATCAGGAAATGGCGTGAAATATAATGTTGTAAAATAATCTTGATTTGAATCGATAAATTCAATCAAAGTAATTGAATTATCTTGTGGTATAGATAATATTTTTTCTGTTTTATTATTGAAAATGAATATGTCGTGAATACACGATGAGTCATTTTTATTTTTGTTTGTGTTTGTGTTTGTGTTTGTGTAATGCTCGTGACTATGCGCTTTCAGTTCTACCATTTCAAATGATTGGAGGAAAACGGAGGCGTTAAGCGCAGCAAAAGCCGAAGTTTTCCGAGGGAACTCCGTAGACGTAGTCGAAGGAGTTTGGCTACTCAATGGATAAAACGCAAGTCTAATATTTTTATGTAGATCCGTAAGGGTTTGATGTTTATACATATTTACATATATTTGTGATTTATTATTACGATTTATTTCAAATAAATATTTATTTTGTGATTGTATTGGTAATAAATGTTTATACTCGTGAAATATATTTGAAATTGCTATCATTTTTGAATAGTTGTTTTAGGATTTATTTACAAAACTTTACATAAAATATAAATCAATTTTTTATATTTTATTTGTTGGAGAAATTTAATCACAAATCATCATTCAAATACGCTTGAAATAATTCAAATGCTTCTTGCGGTTTATAAGTAGGAACCTCATGTCCAGCAAAATGCACCGTTGCGAAAATCAATCTAGATTTGGTTGGAATCCTTCGACTATCGTCTACGGATTCTAGTCGCTCGCCTTCAGCACGTTCCAAATGCGGTGTATTGAAATGTGTAATATATCCAGCCACTTGTTGGTTCACTTCCCACACTTTCCACAATGATTTTACTGGATAGCCCAAATCCCAAATCCATTTCTGGGTTCCGACGGTTCCACACACACTATCATCATCTCCCGAATAAACTAATATTCGTAGATTAGGACTACTTTTCGAATCTAAAATAGTGTTATAAAAATGTTGCATCGGTTTCATTTTGTCGGCGTAATCATATTTAACCGTTCTGGAACATTCTTCCCACGCAATATTTGTTTTCACATGAAGATTTACCTTTACATCTTCCTGGTTCAAATAATCAGATGAATAATTGTCCTCACACGGCTGATACTCATCTTTTAATGGAATTGCGTTATATAACTTTTTACCCATAATATGTTCATTCATCCACACTTGTTGGGCTGATACACATACTGGATAATCCAACGCATATGGATTTAGATTTCCGATTTTTTTCATAAATTCAAATACAGTATTCATGCATGTAGATTCATTGAATAAATTTACAGTATCTAAACAACCCGCGTTCACGTATTTATCCCAAGAGGGTTTAGGTAGTAATTGTTTTCCCCAATATGTTTCCATTTCGGCGCCAACACCAGAATAATAATCGGTATATGGATTTCCAACAGCGAACCCGTTGAAATTCAATGGTACCGCAGTTGTTTGTTTATTATATTGAATAATTTCATTTGCTAGAGTTGGCATATAATGCCCACCGTAACTTTCAGATGTAATAAAAAGGGGTGATTTTATAAATTGTGGGAATTTGATTAGAAATGCCAAAATGGTTTGAAGATTATCTTTTGCGGCTTGGTCATCCCCGATTTTATAATCATCCGAATTATCTGAATATGAAAATCCAACACCTACAGGTTGCTCCAAAAAAACCATATTGGCGATTTTGTTCCATCTCCAGTCATTCATTTGAAGATTACCATTTACGTCAGGACGGAATGGTCCTTGCTCTGTTAAAAATCCGATTAAACCTGAACATCCCGGTCCACCATTCGTCCAAAACACTAGAGGATCCGTTTCCGGATTTGACTCAGACTCTACCAACCAATAATGAATATTTTTTTGTGTGTTTTCCAACTTCAAATACCCACTAAATTGGTTGAAATTGATGTCGTGATTCAAACCACTTAGTTCAGTCACTTGGTCTAACAATGCGTCTAATGTATAACTATTTGTAAGGCCAAATAATAACGCAGAAATCAACGCAAAATATAGCATTTTATATATACTATATTATACAATATTTTTTATATTGATTTTTATATTGATTTTTGTTTGATGTGAAACAATAATTTAGGTAGTAATAATCATAAAAATTTCTAATATATAATATAGGAAACATCTATCTATGAATTTACAAAATGACTCAGATGATGAAAAAGATATAGAGAGAAAAAAGAAGAATGTAGAGGAAAAAGAAGATATGGATAGTGAAGAAGAAGAAAATGAAGAAAGGGATGAAAATAAAGAAGATGAAGAAGAAGAAGATGAAGAAGAAGAAGATGAAGAAGAAGAAGAAAAGAAAAAAAACACTCTTTCACTTCAATTAGGAGACGTTATTCGATTTGAAGCACCAAAAAATGAAATGCTCCACAATATCCAATTTATCATTGACTATATTGATTCAAAAAAAATAAAGTTGATTGGTACAAAAGAATTAAATTCGATTAAATTAAGAATCAACGAAGATGGAACATTAGGAGATGGCTCAATCACATCTATATCATTACTATATCGAAACGATAAGTTAGGATACGCAAGACAAAATGGACTAATTTCAGGTGTGTGGGTAAATATATATTTTGGAGGAGATACACCTACTATTATTACAGGAGAGATCACAAATGTAGAAGAGGATATGATTGAAATTAAAACATTTCCTGACAGTGATATAATATATATTAATTTTGGATATAAAGGAATACCAGAGGAATTACCAATTGACACAATAGAGATACGAGAGAAACCGGAAAAGGTTCCTGAAAAGGAGGACATAGACAAAGAATCTAAAGAATCCAAGGAATCCAAGGAATCCAAAGAATCTTCTAAGGAAGAAATGACCGCATTAGAAGAAGCAGAAGACGAAGACGAAGATATTATTATAAACATTCCTCTAGCCGATGTAAGAGATTCTATTCGCGAATTTATTATCAGAGCAGACGAAATCCATTTCGGTGAAGAATTAGAAACGATTACTCAGTTTATAGATGTGGAATCAGGAAGACAGCGATATAATATTGACGCACAAACCGGCGATTTACTCGATGAAATGTTATCACAAATTCCAAATGTACAAAGGACATCCACCGTATTAAATAATATTCATATTATGATTGAGAGATTTAAACAATTACGTTCCGATTTTTCAGAATTAGATGAACATAACAATGTATTAGGAATAATGAGAAGTAATGCGCTCTGGAAACCACTCGCACACGATATTCAACATTTTAAATCATTATTATATTGGATAGTTCCAGTAGCTAAAAATATTAGAAAGGTGTATGATATTAGTGCAAAGGAAGACACAGAATATCCAGATATTATTACATTAACTCTAGAAGATGACATATCTGAAATAAAAAATGATTTGGATAGATATAAGTCAAATGATACTCAAGGAGAACAAAATAAATATATACATTTAATTTCAGAATTGAATCCCTATTTTACACCGTTTAATGAAATAAATCCGGAAACAGTGAATGATATAATTATCGAAAAACCTGTATTAAATGATTTAAATATAATCATCGATAATTTGGGCGAATTTTATTCATCTATTGCTGAAAATGAAGTCATTAAGACAAAACGTTTTGTGATTCAAAAATATAATTTAGGTGTAAGTAGGCTACAATCTACACAATTGTCTGGCAGTAAAATGGTAGCACATCGGGTAAATATTACACAACCGGATATATTATCATTAAAATCAATCGTCACGCTACCCGAACCAGTCATCCGTTTTTCAACAATTAATTTACCAGGAACGAATATTTTAGACAGAGCCAATTTAAATAACACCTTTATTAACTATTGGCAGATTCTAAAAAAAACAACAAATGTGAATAATATATTGGTCGATGATTTAGATAAAGAGTTGGATTTTAATGAGAACAAATTCGTAGACAACATTAAAAATTATGTTTTAACTCGTACCGATGATATGAATGGGCTTTCCTCCGACGAAATGTATAAAAAATTTTTAAATGTTATTATACCCAAGACCAGAACATTATTTGAATTAGTAAAAAAATATATTACTGGAAAACTGTCATTAATCAGTGTAGTTAGCTATTTGGAACCATTTCTTGTATATATAAATGATTTAACATATATGCAATATAATGAAATCAATAAATTTATTCAGTTAAAAATTGCGGATTATAACAAGAATTTTGTCGAGAGAAGTCGCGTCTTTGCATTATTTAAAACCATCAAATCCCCCCCTAAAAACGCCAATGTCATTACAAATGTAATACCTGATCGACAACTAAATAATATGGTTTTTGATAAATACACCTATGACCCGTCTAAATTACAACTGGTTCTTACAAATTCAGAGTTATTAAAAAAAATACGTTCTATTGATTTCGGAAACGTATATGATACCGCCATTTCAATAGAAAATATGATTCTGATGATACCTGAAAATATTGGATTGATAATAGAGGAGCAAAATAAAAATAGGAAGGATAAAATCGAAGATAAAGGTAAAGGTAATAGTAAAGAGCAGGAAAATAAATGTCAAAATATTGTCATAGTGAAACAATATAATACAATGGAAGACATTGCTGCAGATAATGATAAAATGATTTACGTTGATAAAAAATACGACGATACTCCTTATGAAATTCTGGAATCCTTTCAAAAAGAACAAATGAAAATGACTCCTTCCGATTTTTCCGATTTTTTAACAAATATATTACATACAAAATATAAATTTAGCGAGGAAGACGCACCACTATTAACCGACGCACTTATTAATGGTATTAAAAAAGTGGTAAATGGTAACTACGCAATCATATATGTGTCAACTGACGATAAAATCTATTATTTTAAACGAGTGCGTAACCAATGGGAATTAGATAACACGGTAGATGAAAAAGTTGTAGCGAATAACCAAAGTATGTTGTGTAATTTTCAAAATGAGTGTATTGAAGTCGATAAAAAATATAAATCGGTATGTGAAACATATGACTTGAATAAAAGTAATGTCACACAAAACGCACTAAAAGAAATAGTAGGTCAGTTTGATAAAAAATATGAAATATCGAAAGAAAAATTAGCAAAAAAACTGAAAAATCAATTGGATTATTATGTAAGTATTATTGATAGTCGTATTGAAATTGAAAATAATCGAACATTCAAATACAATTACAAACAATATAATCTGGGAGTTAAAAACGATGAAACGGACAAGGATATCATTGTTTCCCCTTTTGCAAAACTAAGAGACAAGATATTAGGGCAACCGGATTTTGTCAAGAGACAAAATGATATCATTCGGTTCGCAATTCGATTTACAAGAGAAGCCAATACAGAATTTTCGAATAGCGTAGAAGAAAATATACATTGGCGATATTGTATCCAAACAAACGCAAAATTATTACCTTCTTTTTTATATACATTATCCGGTTATTGGTGCGAAGATCCCTCGAATTATTTGAAGAATATGGAATTGATTATAAAAAATATTGGCGCACTAAGTGACGACGGAGATTCGTGGGTCGATAAAAATAGTGGGTATATTATACGTCCGATTGATTTTGATATAGACGAGGGATATGAAGAGGGGTTTAAAATAAATTCACGTGAAGTTATGGAAGCAGATATAGGTGACGCGATTTTAAGCGAAGCAAATAAACCCATCAAGTTTATTACACCTGAAACACGCATTATATCAAATATTATTACGGCATTATCTGGATTTATGGGAATTCATATTGAAGGCCAGAGAGAATTTATAATTCAGATGGTATCTTCTGCACTACCATCCGCACTACCATCTGAAAATGATTATAAAACACAAATTGAAGAAATGGCGAAAAAAGGGCGCGCCTTACCGACATATAAAGTAACATATAATGCCACGATTTTGTATTTAACATTGGGTGCATATTTAATAGGTACCCAGATAAGTATTCCATCTATTAGAACCCGAAAAACATTTCCTGGTTGTGTTCGTTCTTTTACCGGATTTCCATTTGAAGGTGTAGGTGACACGTCCGGTTTAAAATATTTGACGTGTGTTGTGTATAAGATACGCAGCGCATCAGACCCTTGGTCGGTTTTAATGAAGTTAAAAGAACAAACTATTTTTGATAAAATAAAATCATTTATTGAAACATATTATTTGAATAATAATCCAGAAGTCACCCGAAAATTCGAAGAAAAGTTGGAATATTTATTAACAACTCCGAATGATAATATACCGATGGAACACGATTTGAGTAAATGGCTCAATTTTTTACCCCCATTGGTTCCATTTAAAATAAAACATCTTGAAAATATCAGTGAAGAATTTAAAAAAAATGTATTACGAGATTTCAAATCCGCCTCAAGACACCAGCGAGAAAAAATACTTATTATTGAATCAAAAATAATAATGTTCTCTCTTGGAATCCAAGAGAAGATTCAAAAGGTGGTAGACAATAAGAAATTATTATTAGCAAACGCAGCAGCAGAAGGCTTTTTAGAAAACGCGTGTTGTAGTGAAAATAATAAGATGAGTACTATAAAATATTTTGAAAAGGAGGATAGTGATATTGAAATGTATAATAAAATTGTGGCGGATTTATCTCATATCATTGATGATATTAACGCAATTACAAAGGCGCCAATGTTATTTTGTCGAGAAAATACCAAAAATATATATCCGCCATTAAGTGATCAGTTTAATGAAGATACTATTTATCGTGCGTTTATCGTTTTTTGTAAATTTAATTCTATTATTCCATTGGGAGAAGATTTATTGGCGATTTGCAGTGAAAAACCCGAATTTATAATATCATCTAGTGATTCAATTGCGGAGCAAATACGAAAATTGAAGTTGGACGGAAAAAATTATAAAAACGATTCTTTATTACGATTACTACAGATAGTAAATCGACAAAATATAGTAAAAATAAATGTGGATGTTCAAATTACAACGCAAGTTCAAAAACTTCGAAATGTGATAGAAAATCTTCATAAGGACAATAGCAATAGCAATAGCAATAGCAATAGCAATAGCAAAATCGGAGTTAAAGACAAAGTCGGAGTTAAAGACAAAGTCGGAGACAAAGACAAAGTCGGAGACAAAGACAAAAACAAAAATATAATTATTCCACCTATATTATTGGAACATCTAGACACTATATTAGACACATTTGATTTGTCTGTAACGGAAGATATAATAGAAATGCGCGAATTTAAAAATTATTTAGATAGTAATAACAAAATAATGAAGAAAAATATAATTAGTTTTATTAAAATAAACTGCACAGATCCTAAAAAATATATAAAAAATATAGAGACCACAATAAATGAATTTATCAATTGGAATGTAGACTCTAAAGCTGATATGGACACAAGTATTTCGGATGATACCACGTATAATTCTATTAATTTTGTAAAGAATTACATGCAAAATATGTTGAATATTTTTCCGGCAATTATTATGAATAAAGTGGATTATAAAAATATAAGTGTTCCCAAATATTGGGGTTTGTCAACTTATCACGAAGGCAATATAAGAACTTATATCAAAGATTATTATGAAAAATTACGACCATTTTATGATAATAGCGTATTATATAATATTTTAAACACTATCCAACAAAAATGTAAAAATTTAATTCTTTTAGCTGACGCAACACCATATCTTACAAAAATTACATATAAAGGTTCGAATACCCATTCTATTTTTGATAAACGAACAAGTATGTTATTATTCGAGAATTATTTATTACAAGCATTAACAGAATATACTAAATTAGCAGATGATGATAAAATGGTTTCATTAGACTTAAATGTAAATGTAGATGTAGATGTAGATGTAACTGTAACTGTAAATCCATTTGAACAAGAGGGTAATAAAAAACAATTGAAAAATAAAACAGCCAATTTATTAGTAGCATATTTGAATATTATGTCAGACCATAAAGATGTGGTTGATTTAAATTATGATAAAATAATGGATAATGTATTCAAATCAAAGGAACGTGAAAAAGATACCTTTACTGACAAATTAAAAGCGATGACTGATGAGGAGCGAAATGTAGATACTATGCTCAAAATAAACAAATTAGGTGCGTGGGGTAAAGGGTTACAAAAAGGGTTGACTACATATGTACCAGAAACATATGACGCGGATAGAGAATATATGGATAAAATTGGTGAAATTGAAAAAAATCTCAAGAAAAACAAAAATATTACTGATAATAATATAGATCAATACATGGATGATTTATTAGACGATGAAAACACTGCGAACGCAATTGATGATGAAGAATATGATATGAGTCATATGACTGAAGATTATATGAATGGAGATGACAATGGACAAGAAGAGGAAAACTATGATGATTACAACTAATTTTCCCATTTTTTCCATTTTTTCCATTTCCTTTCCCATTTTCCATTTTTATTGGTAAAAATATAAAATAATTATAAATATTAAATATAATATATATAATAAAATGTATCGATCCTATATTTCAAAAAATCCAACACTTGTCTCTATTATTCTATTTATTGTTCTTTTTACGACAATACAAATAGGGAAACCGGGATTTTTATATAATATCGATGGAAGTATCCGTGAATTTGGAATTGGATATAGAAATAAAACCATTTTCCCGATATGGCTTCTATCGATCATTTTAGGCATATTGTGTTATTTATTTGTCATGTATTATTTGACACAACCCAAGTTTTTCTAAAAAAAATCCACCAACCAATATTTCATAATAACATATTTTATGAAATATTATATATATTTTATTATTTTATCCATTTATGGTGTAAATTTTAGACGTGGTTTTTTTATTATCCGCAGCTACTTGAGCTTGTTCCTTTTGGAATTTTTCTTGACCTTCTTGTAAAGTAGATAAATCCTTGTTACAATCAGTGGACGCAATTTTATATTGAACGATTGATATCAATAATACAGTAGTATAAATATACCACAATGCTTCACCAATGTTATCCCTTAATACCACAGTATTTAATAACTCTTGTTTTAATTCGATCGGAACACTCGCCCTATATTTATCCTTCATTAATGGTATAAGCATTGTCCAATATTCCGTAAAATTGGACGGAACTATTTGATTAATTAATATAGACATATTTCCGCATAATTTTATAATGGCGTCTGCAGCGCTCTTTAGATTTTGATTTTTTTCAGTGTTTCCTACTGTTGCGTCATCTATTGTTTTACTTATTTCAGTATTTTCCAATAATTCTGTTAAAATATTATTGGCTCTTCCAGCCACTGCGAAATATCCAATTACATTAGAAAACGCCGACTTAAATCCAGGAAAAATAAATAATATAGCCATCACTCCTCCAAAAATAAATATCCAAGGAATAAATGTCATTATGAATGCCGTCCCGATATTTTGAGTAATACTACCACCACATTTAGTAGAAATAATACTCGCATTTAAGCCAAATTGTGTCACAATTACTAATAAAAAATATATTAACATTCTTATATTATTTGCACTACTATACTGTAGATATTGATCGCTATCCTCAACAATAGATGTAGTA